AGGAAGGAAGGAGGATTGAACAGCACTATCAGGGAAATGGGCGGGACTCCAGAGGGGACTAGAGAAGAGAAAATAGAGCAATTGAGATACCTCATGAATAATGAGCCAGTGAGCACTGACGACCAGAGAGAGGAAGACACTGAACCTGTGAGTGAAGAACTGTCAGAACAGGAGGAGGAAGAAATTGCTGATAGAGAAGCGAACAAGAAGGCTGCGCGAGAAGAGCGCATAGCAACTAATAGAAAACAAATGACAGGCGTTTTCGGGGCAATGACATCTGGCAAGAATCCAGCATCCACAGATGATACTCAGGAGTTCATGGCTTTCGCTAGTGATGACCCCAACATGAAAATGCAGAGGCAAGGAGGATTCCATCTCACGACACCTGATAAGAAGACTCTCAAGTTCGGTGTAGCGACTTCACGAGCCATCGCTAGTGGCAGTGGGAAATACAAGATAGACGAGCAATCAAACAAGAACAGGGCACAGAATGAGGTGCTCAAAGACGCCCTTACCAAAACAGGCGTATGGGACACGCTCAAACCCGAAGTGCGAACAAACGTGAGTACGGGCTCAGATTTGAGTCATTGGGGGAACATTTTCAGAGAGTTGACTGGTGCTGAGTTGTCAGAGTATGGAGTAACTGCGGGCAAGGATGATGACCCAGACATGTTCTTGTCTGACGACCCTGTGGAGCCCATAGACTTAGCATGGGCGATATTGAAGGGGTTATGACATGGCCAGCAATGAAAGGGCCACCTTGGAGATAATCGAGGACATTGACTGGGAGATGGCGAAGAAGGATTTCAAGTTCTTCTTTGAGGAGATACTGGGATGGCAGTTGGCCGACCACCACGCCAAGTGGTTCCACAATCTCAGCACGCACAACAGATACTGCGTGAAAGCGTCTCGAGACCATGGCAAGTCCACGCTTTTCCTCGGTTATCTCCTCTGGAAGGTGATATTCACCCCTCGTCTGGATACGATGATTTTCAGTCACAGCCTCGACCAATCCATCAGACACATGAGAAGCCTGAACGACCTCATTGATTCCAGCCCGATGCTCGCTAAGATGAAGGACAAGGACGCTTGGTCTAAGACATTCTTCGGGTTCACTAACGGTTCTCGAATCAATGCGAAGTCAGTCGGGGGTGGAGTGAGAGGTGCTCACCCTGACTTGGTTTTACTTGACGACATATTGTGGGGTACTACAGATACAGAACTTCAGCGGGTAGCCTCTTGGTTCTACGAGGTCCTAGTCCCCACCATACACCACACCTCGCAACTCTGCATAGTCGGGACCCCCTTCACTCCGACTGACCTGTACACCGAACTAGAGAGGAGAGACGGGTATCTCGTCGAGACATATCCTGCCATCAATGCGAAGGGCGAACCGCTCTGGCCATGGCGATGGTCCTTGGAGGCGCTTGATGCTCGTAGAATGGATATGCCAGCAATCGCTTTCACTCGTGAGTATCTCTGTGAGCCGATGGATGATATGTCCAGCCTGTTCCCCACTGCGATAGTGAATGCGTGCAAGGACCCCCATCTCACTCTGATGGACAGACGCCATGACGACGACGACAGTCAGTACTTCATCGGTTGGGACCCAGCGATATCGTCAGACCGCCAAGCGGACTATACCGTTATGCTGGTGCTGCGTCGTCCTTCTGACTCTCCTGAGACTCTGGAGTTGGTGCATGTCGTGCGTAGGAAGGGCATGGACTTCCGTACTCAAATCATAGAGATACAGCGTCTGAACAACAAGTTCAGCCCAGAGGTCATAGAACTGGAGGCCAACCACTTCCAGCGTGTGTTCGCTACTGAACTACGTGCTGACACCGACCTGCCAATCAAGACTTTCATCAGTACCAAGCAGCGACGAGAGAGCCTTCTTATGGGATTGGTGCTTCGCTTCGAGCGAGAGCAAGTTCGCTTACCATGGGGAGACGAGAGGTCACGCGACCTCATCAGTCAATTGGAGCACGAACTAATCATGTTTGGTATGAGCAAACAAGGGAAATTGGACAGCATCGCTAGGCACGATGACTTCGCCATAGCCCTCGCTCTGGGCAACTGGGCCACTACCGAGTTCCGTGAGAGAATCATAGACTTGGACGCACTCATGTCGGGGTTGATAGATTGACTTGGGGAAGCGAACTCATTGGTGATGACTACGATGCTCACACCGAGGAGTTGGACATCGACAGGGCTTGGGTCATGAGGCAGTTGCAACAGCATCCTCTGATAAAGCAAGTCGGAATCAAAGGCGCTGGTTTCGCATCGGGCTCTGCTGCACCCGCTCCCGGTAATAGCGGCGCAGGTGCGCTGTCAGTGTCAGATGACGAGGAGACTCCTCAGGAGAAGGTCGAAGAGGACGAGAAGAAGAAGAAACTCAAGGAGGAGATGATGGTCGCCACTGGTGAGTCGATAGAGGGATGGTTCGAGGATACCTTCGGCAAGTCACCCTCTATGATAGTCAAGGACTTGCGGAAGAAGAGGCGAGTCCACAAGGCTATGGCTCCTGAGATTGACGAAGCCATCAAGATAATCCGACTCACCAAAGCAGCGGAGGTAGAGCAGATACTGAACTCCCTAGGGTGGGCAGACAAGCACATGAGCACGATAAAGTCACTAGGTGTGTCTGACAAGGACCTCAAAGCCCTCAGAAAATTCGGGGACGCCAGAGAGGTGTCTCTCAGACAAGCGTGCCTGCAATGGGAGAACGCCAATGAGGTCATATCCAAACTATCCAGTATAGAGGGCGACTTCGACGAGACTCAACAAGGGCAGTGGGTGAATGCTGTCAAACTCCGCAAGGAATCTAAGTCCATGTGGAAGACTACTCTGCACCAAGCGGAGAAACTCTCCAACAAGGACGCTATAGTCCTGCAGAAGGCAGTGGACCTACTAATCGAGCACGGCGCTATGACCTCACGTGGGATACTCACCCACATGACGGGAGAGGACGGCAGGAACAAGGGACTGCCGAGTTCCCAGCAATTAGGCGCTCTCATGAAGACGTATGGCCCTGAATACGATATAGTGAAGAGCGGTCCGAACTGGGAGGTGCTCACCAATGACCTCCATCTGGTCATGAAGGACCCTTGGGCATACGCAGCAGGGTTCCTCGACGCTGATGGTTATATCACCATCTCGAAGAGAGGTGAGCCTCGGGCAGGGATAGTGGCGACTGGTCTGAGAGGCAAGCACCATTGCGAGAACCTCTACAAGATGCTGGATTGTGGTGTCCTCTCCTTGGATTTGAAGGTCCACAAAAGCAGCAAAAGGAGCCAGCATCGCTTGCAGTTCTACAGTAAAGCCGACATCACCAAGTTGCTGAAGGGCACCATGCCCCATCTCCGCCTCAAGAAGAACCAAGCCCGGCACGTCTTGGAGCACTTGTCTCTGCGAGGTCAAGATGGTGACCTGATAAACAAGAGGAGGAACGAGTTATATCGTCTCGTCAAATGGGAGAATTGGTCTGATGTCAGGGGCGATGAACTGCTTGAGGAATGGAAAGTTGATGAACGAGAGGTCCTCTCGTGGGACAGGAGCGACCCCGAACTGATAGGAGAATTGGTTTGAATGAGTAACTGTGACTGTCCCGATTGTGTAGGTCTCGAAACCGCTTGGGACATGCTCGAGAAGAAACTTTGCCCTGAGGGAAAAGCGGCTGCTAAGAGGAAGTTCAAAGTGTATCCATCTGCTTACGCTAACGGCTGGGCAGTCCAGTACTGTCGTGGCAAATTCAAGAAGAAGGGGAAAAAGAAATGACGCTTGAAGCATTCTATCACGCTTGGGACTTGGTCAAAAGCAAGAAGGATGCTCCCAATTACAGAAAAGCGACAGGCTCTAAGAAGTGTGGTAACTGCAAGGCGTGGGACTCATCGACGACTGATGACCCAATGACTGGGTACTGTAAGTGGTATGACTTCAATTGCCGTGCTGACCATGTATGTGATGCATGGGCCGGTGGTGAGTGATGAGCCAATGTTCTTGCTGTACCCTCGTGGTCAAGGACTTGAATAGGTGGTTCAAAGAGAAATGGGTAGACGTATCAAGAAAGGACAAGGATGGAAAACACCCCCCTTGTGGAAGAAGCAAGGCGAAAAAATCATCAAAGGGGTATCCAAAATGCAGACCATCAGTGAAAGTCTCAAGCAAAACACCGAAGACATCTGGAAGCATGTCAAGTGGACAAAAGCAAGCAGCGACAAAAAGGAAGAGGAGTAAGAAACAAGGAGTGGGTGGGAAACCCACAATCGTTAAGATGATAGGCGTAATGCGCGTAGCGTGAGTTCAATGGCGTATGAGTCCTGTACTTGTTGCACGCCTATGGAACAAGCCACAGTGGCTCTTTTAGATAGTCACTTCGATAAAGGCAAGAAGAGTTCCAAACCGTTTCATGGGTACAATCCTAACAGGCATAGCAAGAAAGGCGGACTGAACGCTAAAGGCCGTGCTAAATTCAAGAGAGAGGAAGGTGCTAACCTCAAGCCTCCTGTCACCACGAAACCATCAAAACTCAAGGCCGGTAGCAAAAAAGCCAAGAGGCGAAAATCTTTCTGCGCTCGTATGGGAGGAGTGAAAGGCCCAACGAGTAAGGGTGGCAAACTCACACCCAAAGGTGCAGCGCTGAAGAGGTGGAACTGCTGATGGCAGACGAGCAGGGGTTCATCAGCCGTTTCATAGACCGCATCTCTAGTGGTTTCAGAACCAAGACCACACCTGAGCCGATAATGCCCCTGTGGAAGTCGGGCATACAGGAGCCAGTCCTAGTTCAGGGAGTGAGCATACCAGCACTCTACGCTACCGTGCAGGAGAGCATCATACTCAGAACCACCATCAACACCCTCTGTCAGGAGATTTTTAGAAGAGGTCATTACTGGGAGAAGAAGTTCCAGATGAAGTGCACTCACTGTGGTGAGGAGTACAAGCACGAGACGCAGCAGTGCAAGATATGCGACAACTCAGATTTCAGGAAGCCAGACGCTGACCAGATAATCTACCCACGTTGGTTCATCCAGCAACGCAATAGCATGGACCAGACATTCATGGACGTTCTCAGGGAAGTCGAGTGGGACTTGGACATCGTCGATGACGCCTTCATCGTGCTCATCAAGGATTACTATTTCAAGGACGGCATGACTGACATCGACCTTTACAGGGTTAAGGAGATGCTACGAGGAGACCCTACGTTCATGAGGATAGTCTCGGACAAGCGTGGTGTCAGAGGAGGTCGATACCTAGTATGTCCAGTTCACAGAGACAAGACCCACCCCTTCGGAGGAGACATCAAGAACTGCGAGATTTGTAACCAAACATTACAGGATGTCCATTTCATCAACACTGCCGGTTCTGGTAAAACCCAATATTACATCGAGGGAGAAGTGCTTCACTTCAGCAAGTACAACCCATCCAAACTCTACGGCAGGAGCCCTGTAGCCACACTATGGAGACAGGCCATGACCCTATCTGCTATGGACAACTACATGTACCTCGCGTACCAGAAGAGGAGGATACCGCGAGGAGTCCTCGCCATCACGACAGACAACATCCAATCCACAGCATCCTTCTGGAAGGGCGCCGAGGAGAAGATGGAACGAGACCCCAATTACATACCCAAGGTCGGCATCGAGTCTGCTACCGGAAGGGGTCGTGTGGAGTTCGTCCGCTTCATGGACTCGCTCGACGAGATGCAGTATGGTGCGGTCCGTGACGAACTAAGGATGCGGATAGCAGCCTTCTACGGCGTCTCCAACATCTTCATGATGGACAGTGGCAAAGGCGGTGGCCTCAATAACGAGGGCATGCAGATTCTAGTCACCAACCGAGCGGTGGAGTTCGGCCAGAAACTATACGGCAGGGAGGTATTCCCTCGCCTCTTCAAGGCTATGGGGGTGACTGACTGGGAAATGACTCTGTATCCGAACGAGGAGGAGGACGACGTCACACGCTTGAGAAGAGACGAGATGGAAGTCAACATAGCACAGAGGATGCAGCAACTTGGCTTCCAACCTGAATTAACGGAGGATGCGGGCAGGGACATTCGATTCTTCTACAAGAAACCCGAGATGGGGCAGCAGATGATGCCCCCTCAGCAAGGAGGAATGCCTCCCGGCCCTATGCCTCCCGAAGACCAAGGCCCGCCGGG